GTGATAGGTGTTAGGTGATAGGTGATAGGTGTTAGGTGTTAGGTGTTAGGTGATAGGTGTTAGGTGTTAGGTGATAGGTGATAGGAGTTAGGTGTTAGGTGATAGGTGATAGGAGTTATAGTGTATGAAAATAACCAAAAGCAAGCTGGGTGATACTTGGGATTTGCTGTCTAAACTGCTATATGGTGATGAGCGGTTTGCTTATCTATTATTAAAAGCGAATCCTAAACACATGAATTACGTAATCTTGCCGAGTGGATTGGATATAGTAGTTCCAGAGATTCCTCCAGAAAAGCGGAATTTTAATAGTCCGAAGTCACCGTTTTTGTAGGTTTAAGGTTAAAGGTTTAAGGTTTAAGGAGGTGTGGTGCGTAGTGTAGAGTTGGAGATAGAATATAATGATAAACAGGTTTATATTTCTGATTTTATAAAGGAGTTTTCATTTACAGATAGGACGGAAATGGATGCTTGTAATGATCTGAGTATAGAGATGCATGATGTTCCTGGTTTTTGGCGTGGCGAGTGGTTTCCTAGGATGGGCGCTACCTTGACAGCAAAGGTAAAATGTAAGGATTGGTTTGATGTAGAGGGAGATTATGTATTGGATTGTGGGAGTTTTGAAATAGATGATTTCAGTTCGAGTGGTTTGCCGTCTGTCTTTACTATATCGGCGGTATCCGTAGGCATAACAAATAGTTTTCGTAGGGTTCAGAAGTTTCATAGTTTTGAAGAGGTGAAGGTCTCGGATATATTGGAATATATAGCGAAGGAGAATAGTTTTGCATATGATAAGGAAACGTGTTTCAAGAGTGCGTATGATCCAGTAATTAGCCGTTGGGAACAGCAGAATGATAGTGATTATAAGTGTCTTAAAGAGATATGCGAGTATTCGGGGCTGATGTTGAAGATCACTGATAAAAGCCTGATATTGTTTTCTATGGAGGAAATAGAGGATACCGAACCACAATTTACAATAGAAAAGGCGGGAAGTGGTGTAAAAAGTTATAGTTTTAATTTTTCTACTAATAATTATTATACGGCTTGCGAGGTTCAATACTATGATCCCGAGAAAAAAGAGCATCGGAGTTATATCTATCACCCCTATTCTAAGGGCGAGAGTGGCATATTAGGTGGAAAGCGTGTTTCAAATCCTTATGTTGAGGAGGAAGAGTCGGAAGAGTCGCAGTATGAGTGGGAGCGTGTATTGGGACTTGGGAAAGATGGTGTTTGGCATTTATTTACCGTAATAAAAGATAAGTCAAAGGGTGAGATTACTGGTTCAAAAATATGGGCAAATACATTTGATAAGTGGTTTTTAATGGAAGAGGTAAAACCGAATGATACTACGCCTACCAAAGAAGACGAACCCTACATCGTCTTACCAGAAGTGGGGCGGGTGTTACGTATAAACAAGCGAGCGGAAACACTGGAGCAAGCCATGATGCTGTCTGTTTATCATTTTCGAAGTGCAAATATGCGGTTATTTACGGGAACTCTGGAGATGATAGGTCGTCCAGATTTGAGTAGCGGAATGACCATCACTTTATCGGGTTTTGGAATATTTGATGATATAACGTGGTATATAGAGGAAATCAAGCATAGTGTAAGTGGTAATGGTTATAGTTCGAGTTTGAGCATTCGTGGTGTGATGAAGTGGGGAATGCCAGATGATATACGGGATTATATAAAAGATGATTTTAGCGGGATGGCGTGAGAGGAGTTAGGTGTTAGGTGTTAGGAGTTAGGTGTTAGGTGTTAGGTGTTAGGAGTTAGGTGTTAGGTGTTAGGTGTTAGGAGTTAGGAGGGTTGAATGGACATTTTAAACATAATCAAAGTTGGTGAGGTTTGCAATACATATCCTGAAGAGTGTAGCGTTCGAGTGGGGATTGGTGAGAACGAGGATGGAGAGTTTCGTTATATAAGTGGTAAACTTCTGGTTTTGCAACAAAAAACAATGAATGACAAATATTACTATATGCCTGACTTGGGAGAGAGCGTGGTGTGTTTGTTGCTTGGTAATAGTGGATTTGCGGGTTTTGTATTGGGGAGTGTGTATAGTGCTGTGGATGTTCCGTTTTTAGTGGGTCAGCGGATGAGTGGTGTTCAATATAAAGACGGTGCGATATTTAGTTATGATAGTGAAAATAGCAAGGGTCGGGCGGTCACTGGGGGAGATTTTGAGGTTGTTGCAGATAGGGGAGTTTCGGTGTCTACTAAAAATAATGTAGTGATAGAAGGTGGCAATATAGATGTGAACTGTGATACTGTAAACTTGGGAAAGAGTGCGAGTATGGAGGTAGTGCATAAGGGGAGTCTTTGTCCAATGTGGGGGGTATGTCATAACTTACCACCATTTGCAGTAACAAAGACTGCTTTAGCGAGTGGTTAGTAGTAAATATTTAGGAGGTGTGTATGCCATTAGATGCAGCAACTCTAAAAATTGACATCATCAGGGAATTAGGCGATGTGGGAATACCCGCATCGGCCGATGCGGATGCTATTAGTGCTGTGGGGAAACTTGCAGAGGCTATTGCTAATGCGGTGGTTTTGGAAATAGCAAGGGGCACGGTCACCTGCGTTGGAGTTGGTGTTGCACCTGGCAGTCCTCTAACGGTAACAGGAATTATATCATAATGAATCCCTTAGAATCATTAGATGCGGGTTTTAAGCAAGTTTGGACAGAGCTAAAGAATAGTATCCCATTAAATAATAGTGATTTAGAGGAAATGGGGGAAAATGCCCAAGAGGTAATGATATCCCAATTATTATCTTCCTTTAACCCATTTATAGGCTGTATCGGTAAACTTGTATTTTATCATCTTTCATTTAGTGTTCCTGGAGGTTTGAAAGAAGTATTACATAGTAGATATTCTGGGAAGGATGATTTTCATATATTTAAGGTAAACACATATCATAATATAGAGCGAAAAATAAGCGGTCGTTTTGAGGATCACGCAGTGATAAATAATTATCCTGTAACGGAGTATTTGGGTAGAGACTTAGATAGTTTTAGTATAGATGTGTTATTTCATTCGTCTTTAGGTGTTGAGCCACTGGGTCAATATATGAAAATAAAGCGGATGCTTGAGAGTGGTAACCCCCAAATAGTGATACTGAATGGTCGTATCGAGGGAATGTTTACTTTGCGGTCTGTGACTGCCTCTGAGCAGTCTTGGAGTGTAAAAACTGGTAATACTGTTTTATCTGGTGGTGGTCGACCGTCCATTATCACGGCGACATTGGAGTTGAAACAATATATCAAGCCGAGTGAGATAAAAAGGTATGCAGAGGAGCGTTCGGGTGTGGAGGATTCTAATAGTCGTGAAGTGGTAGAGAAAGAAGAAACGAACACAGAGGAGACTTCGGATGTGGGCAATACTGAGGTCACAACAGAGGTGGGTGATGGCGAGTAAGCGAGTAATAGAGTTAAAAATAACCCCTCTTGAAGAAATTGAGATAGGATCTGTTGGAGAGCGTAGTATTATTCAAAATATACGTAATATCATTACAACATGGCGTGGTAGTGTGCCTCTTGACAGGGATTTTGGGCTTGATAGTAGTATCCTTGATAGTCCACAGAATACAGTTTTTGCCTTATTACAGATAGATATAATGGAGCAAATAAATAAGTATGAGCCGAGAGTTGAGGTTTTGAATGTGTCTTTTAATAGTGGTGATGCGTTAAATGGAGAGGTTTGTCCATTGCTGAGGATTAGGATAAAGTAGGGAAAAGGTGATAAGGGGAAAAGGTGATAAGGGGAAAAGGTGATAAGGGGAAAAGGTGATAAGGGGAAAAGGTAATAAGGGGAAAAGGTGATAAGGGGAAAAGGTGATAAAATGAATGGAGGTAACAATGGGTAACGGAATAGTGGTGATATTCTTTGGTGTGTTGGCGTTGTTTGGTTTTATCGTTTATGTAATGCGTGAAAAGATAGCGATGTCTGACATCAAGGAAATCTTAACGGCAATCATAACGAGTGCTGACACGCTTATAACTGGAGAGAAGATGGGTGCTACCCGTATGAATGAGGTGGTGAAAATAGCAGAAACGGTGCTTAACAGCAAGCAAATGCAGATTGTGGAAAAGAAGGGCGGTTTGGTGAAGGTTGCACAGGGTATCTTTGATGTATTGAAACCTTTATTGAAGATAGCGAGTGCGGGGATTCTATGTAGGAAATAGCGGTGAGTTTGTAGTGAGTGGTGTGGCGTTTGTCACAACCACTCACTTTTCGAAAGTTTTTGGCATTTGACAAGAAATAAGGTAATGGTGATATATTTATATAGGAGGGGTAATGTTTGAGGGTTTACCAGAAATTAATTTTAGTATGATAGATACCGAAAAGGTGAAAGAATGGGTTGTGTCTACATATGAGTCTGTCGCCGAAAAGAAACTTCATAATGGTGATCCTGTGCAAAAGTTTTTATACGGTCTGGCATCAATAATTGCCCATTTAAATATGATATATGATTATACCAATAAACAAAACTTTTTATATTATGCGAGTGGTGTTTATTTGGAGCATTTGGGTGGCTTGTTTGATATGTATCGTTTGGAGGCACACCCAGCGAAGGTGCAGTTGCGTTTTTGGGTTCAAGAGTTACAGCCGTTTGCGGTGCATATTTCGCAGGGAACGAGGGTGACGCTTGACAGTAAGGTGTTTTTTGCTACGGATACTTTTTGTGAGATACCAGCTGGCCGTGAGTGCGTGGATGTGTGGGCAACGTGCATGACAGCGGGTGTGGCGGGTAACGGGATACCTGCGGAGAGTAAATATAAAATAGTGGATTTGATACCGTATGTGGATATGGTGGAGGGTCTCACTTTGAGCAGTGGTGGTGGTGATAGGGAAAAGGACGAGGCATTTCGTAACCGTATACGTTTGGCAAGTCACAGATATAATTCTGCGGGTAGTGTGGAGGCGTATAAATACTGGGCAATGAGTGCTAATCCAAATATAAAAGATGTTTCGGTGTCTACATATAATGATAATCCTGGCACAGTATATATAGGAGTGCTATTAAAGGAAAATAGAGTTCCACTACCCGATGATCCTATCTTGCAAGAGGTGAAGGACATATTGAATAATAATAAGATACGTCCACTCACAGATAAAATAGAGGTCACAGCTTGCGGTGGGATGAGTATGAATTATACGCTTGATTGGTGGTTATCTCCAGAGAATGCAAGTAATAAAGATATAATCGCCGAGCGTATTTCAGATGTGGTGTCTGAATGGGAGGATTGGATAACAGGCGGTTTGGGCAGGGAAATAATACCAGATACTCTCATAAGTGCTTGTTTGAAGGCAGGTGCGAAACGAGTCCAGTTGGATGGTCTTGGTTACTATAAGCCTCCCGCCGATATGGCGTTAGCGTTTAACCAGAGTAATCCGAATAAAATAACATATAAGGGGGTGGAGTGGTGAAAGAGTTAGGATTAGGTGAACAGGTTTCAGGTTTCGGGTTACAGGTTTCGGGTTACAGGTTGCGGGTTGCAGGTTTCAGGAGGTCGTATGGAAATGAGCACGGTTGATAAGCAGGTTGTTGAGCGGTGGCTTGAATTGGAGGTGAGTCTTGGGATTCGGGCGGATATCGTAGAGCGTATTTGTTTACGTAGTGGGTTACCTAAAGGCAGGGTTTTAGAAATATTAAATAATTATCTTACGGACTTGAAAAATGGGTTGTGGGTTTAGGTGTTCGGTATGTCTGTAACTAAAATAGCGAGGGTGGTATGTCTGTAACTAAAATAGCGAGG